TCCATGTGCCGCTATCTGCTCCATATTCGCCCGTTCCTGTGGTATCTGAGGAGGCAGCGTAAGTACCCGCAGACGATATGGCGAGAGTGGCGAATCCAGAACCAAAGAAAGGATCACTAAAGCCTACATCAATGTTAGGCATTGTAACCAAAAGTCCTACTGGCTTCCATGTACCAGAGTCATTGATATACGGGAGGGTTAACCACCATGTACCACTATCATTAATATAGGTGGATACGTTGTACCAAGTTGACCCATCTTTAACGTAGGACATGTTAACTTAACTTCTTGTACCAAATATCCCCGTCACTCCCACCAGAAGGATTAGAAGAAGACAGCGTTTTGTTCGTACCAGCCTTACCAGTGATATTAGGGACGTTCGTTGCATTAGTTGCAGTGGTAGCCGTGGTAGCACTAGTTGCTGTGGTTGCTGAACCAGCAGTCGAGGCAGAGCCTGCTGAAGTAGCAAAGGTGGCGGTAGCCGCATTACCGGAGCATGAAGAGGACGTTGCTGCGTTACCTGAGATAGAGATACCCCAAGTACCTGTGGCATTCGTACCCCCCTTAGTGGGGGCATAGTCAGCTACCTTAGCAGCCACCCCTGCAGGAGTAGTAGCTCTAGCAGTATCTGTACCAGTTACAGTCTCAGCATTAGTAGCAAGTTCTACAGCACCTACTGTGGTGTCTGTGGCTCCCGGCAGAACTGCCGCTAGGAGCTTTGAGGAGCCATCGAGACCGGCGTAACCTGAGGCTTGGTTCTTGTCTGAGGTATCTTCTTTGGTAGCAATAGCAGTAGCAATCGCATCAAATTCTGCTCCTACTTCAACACCCTTGATTTTCTTAGCCGGATTGCCTGTGGTCAGAGCGTCCTTGGCTGCATAATCTACTGCTTTAACGTAGTCTGTCATTTAGCTAACCTGCCGATTTTCGTGAATAAGTTGATCTGTTGTACTGCGAAGGGAGAGTTATTGATAGTAGTTTGGAGGCCAATACGATAGAACTGCCCGGTACCATAGGTGGAGACGTTGATCTTAGATAGCGCTACAGACCCTCCTGACCACTCTCCTAGGCCCCACTCATCCTCCCCCCATTCTGCATCCCCTTCAGCCTCTCCAGTAGTCCCGGTGGCGGAGTTAAAGGAACCTGCAAAGTCAATATCCCACTTCAAGGCTACTGGAGTCTCTACTCCGGTGAACACCGTAGAAGTGATGTTTTTGATGATCTTTAGGTAGTTAACCATTTCCCCCGTCTCTCCACCTAGGTCTAGCCAAGGAGAGCTATACGCCATATCGTAGGTAGACGTATTATCCAAGTATCCAGAGTATGTGCCTACCTTACCTGCTACAGAAGCCAGAGCCATATACACAGTGCCTGAGTAGGTGTGTGCTAGGGCAATGGGGTATAGCCGCCACTCTGTGGCTCTAAGAGAACCGTCCTGCAGTCTACCTGAGGTATCAAAGCAGAAGGTCTTCTGAGCTGTCGGAAAGGACAGGAGGTAGAAGCTATGTTCCGGAGAATAGCAGGACCGGATCTTACTTTTGGTCTCTGCTTGTGAGGAGTCATTCAGGTAGTCCCGAATATTCTTGGATACGTTGTCGATTGGGTTAGACTTCTCTTGGATTACCTTAGAGAGGGACTGTACTCCCGAGGCCGACAGGAACAGCATGTCTGACCCCTCAATCTCCTGTACGCTATCCCTAGCAATACATCCTAGTGACCCTGTGAAGTCTGATACATACGCATTAGCAGGGTTGATACCCAGAGCACTTCCGGTACCATCCGTATAGAACAGGATGCTATTACGTCCAAAGATGACAAGCTGGCCGTTAAAGACAGCTAGAGCTTGGATCGAATCAGTGCCGTTAGGCCACACAGAAGTAAGATCAAAGCTACCTGCACCATCAGCATTGGCCCATTTAGTAGCGTCTAGGAGAGCCGAGTACTTAAGGACTTGGTTGTTAGATGTACTACCCCACAACCTTCCTGCGAAAGACAGACCGCAATTTCCGGTTGGAGCAGTTCCCGAAGCTGCGACAAGATCAGCAAAGGACGTTGTTCCATCGTATACAATAGGCTGTTCGCCCTGCTGAAATCCATAGAGCTTTCCATTGAAGTTGACAAACTGCCAGTTAGAGCCAACAGTTACTGTAGCTGTACCAGTAATGTCTGCAGGAGAGGAAGGGTCCTTATACAGTTTACTGTTCGAGGTAGAGAATACGATGATTGTGCTGTCATCCAGTTTACGCATTTCCACGATCTGGTCTACAGTGGGGGAGCCAGAGATCGCAGAAGAGGTTACAACCGTGTACCCTTTACGAGCAGCCAGTCGTCCAGCCTCATCAAAGACACAGTTAGTAGCTTCCGTAGCCCACACAGGGGGCAGGATAGAGGCTTCTGACTGCTTGTTGAGGCCCATAAACCCCGGACTCACTAGGGAGATAGGGGTCATCATGGCCCCTGAACGGGGAGTAATTGGCATTATTAGACCAGAGTAAAGGTCATGGAATCAGCGGAATACTGGGAGTCTAGCGAGATAGCATCGCTTAAAACGTCGAGATACTTCTTCTCTGCCTCATTACCGGGTAGCCCAACTTCCTCACCTTTCTCATTGAGGGCATAGTTGGTAGCCAGCATAACAACCGGGAGCCAAGGGACCATAATCTCGTCCAGCTCACTTTCTAGTTCCGCCTGAGGGCGCTTGAAGAACATGCGCCAATTCTTGACGATTTGAGGAGTCTCATAGAGTTCCACAAAGATAGAGTCATTGGAGGGGCGTAGGGCAAAGTGGCTAGGACTCTGGTAGGTCTCTCCAGCCGTTAGGAGAGCCGTCTGCCTGTCCACATCTGCCATATATACCATGAATAACTCGGACATGTTATCCGGAGTTACGTCAAAGGCCTGAGGCCCCTTATCGGGGTGCATAAGGATAGTAGAGCGTTCATTAAGCTCATTGCCTGCGCCTACTACAGAAGCAGATCCTAGATCATAACTAGTGGTAGATGGGGCTAGGTTAAACTCCACCTTAGCCCGGAGGGAGGACCATACCCATGCATCCTCAACCTTACGCTTCGCGTCATTTACGAAGGTAGAAACAAGAGCGGAGTAGGTATTAGCACTAATAGTACCAACCTGAGGTTCCCGTACTCGCTTGAGTACTTCATTAACTAGGTTGAGATACGATTTAGCCATTTATCTACTCCGATCTATCAAATAGGAGGCCTCTTATTTATATACCCCCGAGGCCGTGGTGGGTTCTCTAGGCTATTACACCTAGGCTAATTAGATGCTATTAGGCATCCGGAACAACGAACGCAATACCAGCATCGTCACGAATCTCACCGCCACCGAAGATGGTGTCAGCAGTCATGAGGTCAGCCAGATACTCAAGCTTGTACTGAGTCTGCATACGTGGGTTCTGCTGCATAACCAGCGCAAGGGCGCTTTCATGCAGGAAGAGACCTACGATCTGGTCAGTAGAAGCATCCGTCGCAGCGATGGTCGGGCAGTTGGTGGACACATATACGGGGACGCCGTACAGGTCACCAATGAGACCGTTGCGAATCGGATTGCCACCTGAGCTTTCACCCGTGAATGCCTGCTCGGTAAACCGAGAGATACCCAAGAGCTTGCGCTTCTCAACAGGCGGGATAATGAACGCACGACCACGACCCGGAATATCCGAATTGTCCAGTCTTTCGATCAGACGACGGATAAACTCATCGCTCAGTGCAGCCGCATTACCAGTGTTGGTGTTAGCAGAAGCGTTCCAGTCGGCCAGAGCACCCGCGTTGTTCACCTGCGCCTTGGAGTAAGCAGTACCACCGTTGAGGGTGGCCGCTAGACCGTGGACGAAGGAGTCAATCTTCTTAGCTAGGGCATAGCCCGCATCGTCAGTGTAGAACTTGCGGAGCGAAGGCAGAGCCTGAACTCGCACAATGTCTTCAATGAGACGGGAATATTCCCAATGCTGGTTGATTGTAAGCGTCTTCTCTGACTCGGTAGCCGCAATCAGGGTGACCTGAGTAGAAGCTGCCTTGGCGCTCGCAGCGCCGCGAGTAGGAACCGGAATGTGGACGGTATCACCCTTCCTGCCAACGAAGTCCATGTTCGTGACAAGGTTCGCAGCGACTAGATTCGCCTTGAACGTAGCAACTACTTCATCACTCCAAGCTTCTGGAATGAACGTTGCAGCAGTAGTGATAGTAACGTGTGCAGTACCTAAACCCATATTAATTACCTCTAAATATTAAGATTCACATAAGTTATTTCACCCGCTTATCAGCATAGGCCTGTAAACGCTGTTCTTGGAACTTAGGATCATTCCACTTAGCCCTAGCTTCCGGGTCTCCCCGAGCAGCCTTAGTCTGGAGTTCCATAAACTCTAGACGGCTATAGGTCTTTTCCGATTCCAGTCCACCAGTACCACTTCCTTCTAGGGTGCCCATCTTCTCAGCCTTCTTGGTAAGTTCTTTCTTCTTAACCTTGATTTCGCTGAGGTCAGCTTGGCGCTCCTGCCAGAGACTCCATAGAGAGCCTGCAGCATCATAGTTACCTGAATTGGCAGCCTGACCTAGTGCTGTACGCACCTTGTTGGCTTTAACCCAATCCACGAAACCGGGATCTTGCAAGTCCTTCTGGTAGTCCGGATAGTCCCGTTCGAAGTTCTGTTGGGCCAGTCCTACTCGTAGCTGCTCGTTTTCTTGTTCAAGCTTTGCCAGTCGTGGGTTAGACTCAATAGCCCTTTCTAGGGATTCATCTGGATTAGTCAGTAGTTCATCGGTCGTTATAGGCTTCCGCGATTCGCGGTTCGTCTTAGTTCTATCTTGTTCTAGCCCTAGCAGCTTATCGGCTGTTGCCCGTAGGAGGCCCACTTCATTGCCTAGACGGGAACGATCCCTTTCGGCTTCCATGTGCATCTTAATCAAGTCTTCCGGGGACTTCCCTTTGTACTTGTCGGGTACCTCGAATGAGGAATCCAATTCATCTGTTTCGGTCTGCAAGCTAGTATCTTCGGACATTGTTTTCTCCTTATGCGCAAGTTTTCACTTGCTAAGTTCTCTGCCTACGGAATGTAGGTTATAGAGGTCGCGCCTGCCCCGGAGGCCGGGTTATAGGCGGGGAAAGTTATTTCCAGTCGTCTTCCTTCGACTTTGTGTGGTTGTGTCGGCGGATCTTTTCCCACTTGAGCGCAGCTCCGGGAAAGTCTCCACTACAACCATCCAACTTAATCCTTGGTGCCGAGACCATCCTGCTAGCTTCCGCATTGCATTCCGGGCAAGGTTCTACCAAGTTGTCCTTGTGGACTAATTCTTCAAATACGAGGCCGCAACTAGGGCACTCAAAATCAAACAGTAGCATTGTCTTCCGCTCGATCTTCCTTATCCTGCTCAAACGCAAAACTAATGGAACTAGGGATGGAGAGGATATCTCTGTACGCTAGGATTCGGCCCTGAGCTATGCGGAGTAGGTCTCCATTTACCTCAGCGGAGGGTGTTGTAAGTTCCTCCTTAATGGCCTCAATCTTCTTTTCCAAGTCTTCTACCATTATCTCCCAGCCTTCTGTGTTTACCATCTCAGAGAGCTTTTCAAGAGATACGCGAACGTCATGAGTCATCATAATTATTTCTTAGGTTTTGCCTTCTGTTTAGCTTTAGTTTTCTCAATCTCACCCTTGGCCTTGCGATCTTCCCCTTTATCTAGGGAGCCTTGGGCAATCTGGTGGATCTTGGCCTGATGGTCCTTCTCGATCTTCTTGTTCGAGATAACCGTCTGAGCAGCCATGATCTCAATCTTCTCATCCTCTAGACCAGACTTGACTCCAGTGTACTCAGCCGTAGCCTTGTAGTTCTCAGCCTGAGCAATGGTTAGAGCAACCTCAGCTTGAAGCTTATCGTTCTCTAGCTGGGCATTCTCTAGCTGTAGCTGCTGGATCATCTGCTGCATCTGCTGGGCCTGAGGATCAGGCTGGCTAGCAACCTCTAGAGCCTGCATAACCTCATTCCGCTTACCAGCTGAGGAGTTCTCTAGAATGGCCTTATAGAACACCTGACGCATCGACTCCTCGGGAGCCATCGTGCTTAGAAACTGAATGTAGACAGACTGCTCTACCTCACGGGCCATGATACCCATAGAGGCATATACCCGGAACTTGAAGTCCTTGGGGAACCTTTCCTCATCGAACTGGCAGTAGCGGTTAAGCATCTTCTGGACCATAGGCCCGAGGAAGCTACGTTCTACGTTCTGCATGGTACGTTTAGCTCGTTTAACGAAGCTAGACTGCATCATGGACATACCGCCAGCCGTCTCATTACGACGACTCTCCCCGGTGGGGATGGCAGTATCCATAGCACCAGTACCCATCTGGACCATGCGTTCTAGATCCGAGGACTGCTGGAACGAGGCGGGGTTTAGGTTACCGAATACGATAGGCTCTAGGACTTCTGATGGCCTACCTTGCGTGAGAATTGTCTTGCCGGGCTTAATCCGAAAATCGACACCGCGAGGTATTCTCGTAGCATCAATTTCCATGACCGGGTATGTAAGTAGTCCAAGTGCGTCAATTCGGGCGCGCAGTTCAGCATCGAGTGCTTTCTGCGGATTATATCCCTTTTCAGATACACCTCGTCCCCAGAATTGATTAGGGACTGTTTCATGCTGGTAAGATATGAAAGCACGGTCTGCTTTTCCTTGTATAGTCTCGTAAGGATTTGGGATGGCTCTAAGGAGACAGTGCTGGTTGGCAATGGTTACAATAGCCTCAACCAGATCCTCTTCCTCTACAATAGCCTCCCCATCCTCCGATTGTTCTACTTCTCGGGTATCTTTCTCTTTGTAGGCCTCTCGACTC